AGCTACAAATAGACTTTGGAAAAAAACTAAAACAGCTTGGAATCCTGTAGTTCATGTAAACAATACAGTTTCTAATATAATTCTTTATGACCTAGCAGATGCTAATTATAAATTTATGGCACGAGGTTTTGATGAATTGCGTAAAGGTTATGAGAATGCAGCAGATGCAGATTTATACAGACTAGCTCAATCCTATGGAGTCTTTGATGTAGATATGGTTAGTAAAGAATTAAACAAAGAAGTAAACGAAACTTTGTCTAAAACTTTACAAAATTTATCTGATGAATTAAATCCTGAAATTGTTAATGCTCAAAAATATTCTACAGAAACATTTAAACAATTAGCATCTAAAGGATATAAAATGACAGCAGGTAAACTAGAAAGTTTATATCAGTCAGAAGATGCAGCATTTCGTATGGGATTATTTATGGATAGAATTTCTAAAGGAATGACTCCTGCAGAAGCTGCTGCTGATGCTAAAAAATGGTTTATTGATTATGATATTAATGCTCCATTTATTAATTTTATGCGAAGATTTCCTACTCCATTTTTATCTTATACTTATAGAGTAGTTCCATTACTTGCAGAAGCAGCTATTAGAAGACCTTGGAAGTTTGCTAAATGGTCAACAGGTGCTTACATGTTAAATGAAGCAGGTAAAAAATATGGAGCAGGTGATGAAGAAAAAGAAAGACTTTTAATGAGAGATGGCATGAAAGAAAAACTTTTTGGAATTCCTTTCTTGCCCGGAACTACAATTAAAACTCCTTTTACTTCTGAACGAGGAGAAGATATTCCTTTATACTTAGATGTTAAAAGATTTATTCCGGGTGGTGATGTATTTTCACTTGGAGATAAAAGTATTGGAATACCTATTCCATTTACAGATAAATCTATTAAAATACCTGAAACATTAGCTCCGAGTTTTGGAGCACCCGGAGAAATTTTCATTCCCTTACTTACAGGAGTTGACCCTTTTACTTTACAAAAATTAGAAGGGTTAGGTATGGGTAATGATGATAAAGTTAAAATACAACACATACTAAGTAGATTAACTCCAAACATTCCATCAACTGCATTTACTTATCCGTTGTTTGGTAACACAGAAAATTGGTATCCTTTTAATCAATCATTTGGTTCTAAAAAAATTAGTAAAGCTTTTCGACAGGCAGAAACAGGAGCTTCATCTAGGTATGCTACAGACTTTACACCTTTTGAAGCTATTATGAGTACCTTTGGTTTTAAATTACAACCAGTACAATTTGAAAAACTTATAGGAATAAAGAATGCAGAGTTTTCTAGAGGATATGCAACTGCACGTAAAAAAATATATCAACTAGGTAAACAAGTAAGAGAAGGTAGTATGTCTGCAGAAGAAGCACAAGAAGAAGCACAAGAAGTTTATGAAAGACTTGAACAACTAACTAGAAAATATAATGTTATACAAGACGAACTTAAAAGAGTTGAAAATAGTTTAGGTGGTGAAGTTAGACAACAATATAATTTAGGTGGTAGGGTTCAAGTGCCTTTAGCTGCTGAATTACAAGCACTACAATTACAAGCAGAAAGTGGACAAGCTACTACATTAGACAATCAAGATTTATACAGAGAAACATTAAGTGATTTACAAAGAGGACAACCAAGAAAACCATTTAATATTGGTAGTGCTGTTAAAAAAATTATTAAACTTTATCATGGGTCAGGAAAAACATTTGATACATTTGACAAAGATAAATCTATTATGGGATTAATGGGTAAAGGATTATATTTTACTCCTGATAAAAAAACAGCTTTAAAATATACAGATACATCTCCAAAAAATCTTAAAAAAATGTATGGTAAAAAATATATAGATGAAGTAATAGAATCTAAAAAAGATGCTATGGACAAAATCTTATATGAAGTAGAAGCTTCACTATCTGATAATGAAGTTTTATTAGTTAATACTTTTAAAAAACAAGACAAAGATATACAACAAAAATTAAAATCTTTAGTTAATGATTATAATTTAACTGTAGATTATAATTCAAAAGGATTAGTAAGTCAAGTATTAAAACAATTAGGAGATGAAAGTTCTAATATTTTACCTATGTATGGTATTAAAGCTATTAAAAAAGATTTTACTTCTTCCCCACTAAAAGGTAAAACTTTAGGAGGAGATATAGAATATTCTATTTTTGATGAAAGTATTTTAGATATTAAAAAACGTATTCCTTTAAATCAAGGTAACTTAGTTAGTCAAGAAGATGACCCTGCTGATACTAAAATAGAAGGTACAAACGTAACCTTTAATGAAATGGCAGGTAAACCTAAACAAAAAACTCCAGAGCCTGTAACTCAAATACCTGCAGGACAAGAGTTTACTCCTGTTGAAACATTACGAACTTTAGATTTAATTAGAAAAAATAGAGGTGATGCAGTTGCTGATTCTTTACAAGCTTTAGGAGTTAAAATAGCAGAAATAGAATCTAATAATGTACCTAATAGGATACAATTAATTAAACGTGACGGACAAATGGTTCAAGATGGTCCTGCAAGAGGTAAGTATCAATTTGAAATGTTTTATGGAGGTGGTTCAGGTGCTGCTAAAACTGCAGTAAATAGAACTATAAATTTTTACAAAAATAATAATCAAAAAGTTCCTGACGAATTATATAAACTATCTTTACAAGAAGATATTGATTTTTCTAAATTACCTGAATCTTTACAAGACGATATATTCTATGCAAATGCTGCAGAAAAAAAGGGGTTTAATTTAGATGATTTAGCTAGTGGTAAACTTACACAAAAAGATGCATGGTTAAATTATCATTGGGCAGGTAGTGATGAAGAAAGAGGAAAAAAAGCTAAACTGTGGGAAGAAAGATTTAAAGCAATTGAACAGAGCTTGACAAAATAATTTTATGAACCTATAATAGAATATGTTACTTTATAGAGAATCAGATTTAGATAGTGCTTGGCATATTGATTGTAAAGCAAGAACAAAACAAAATATACCTTGGGTAAAACGAGAAGACTTTAGAGATATATATGAACGCTTAGTAGAGTTTCATATAAATAAAGCACTTAAAGAAAAAGTATTAGAACTAGATGGTGATGTACCTGAATGGGTAAAGATAGCAGTTCATAGTACATTAGATGAATTAGAATTAGATTTAGACGAATAATGGGAATACCTTTTGAAATAATAACAATGCTTGGTTCTACCATATTAGGTGGACTTATGAGCATGTGGTCGCAATCTATAAAAGCTAAACAAGCTCAACAAGCTATGTTAATGGAACGAGCTAAGTTCCAACAAAAAGCTGTTAAAGATGCAAGAGAATACGAAAACGTAGGCTTTCAATGGACAAGAAGAATTATAGCATTAACAGCAATTTTTTCAATTGTTGTTCTTCCTAAAATAGTAGCTATATTTTATCCAGAAGTTTCTGTAACAGTAGGCTACACAGAGTTTAGACCCGGATTTTTCTTTATACCTGAAAAGGAAGTAATGGAATGGAAAGCTTTAAAAGGTCTAGTAATAACTCCTCTTGATACTAACTTAGTAGGTGCTATAGTTGGTATGTATTTTGGAGGTAGTTTAGTTAAAAAATAATGGAAAAAACTATAAAAGATATAATAAAGAACTCACAAAATGAACTTCAAGACAATTGTTATAATGGATTGTTTTGGGATTTAGAAACCAAAAAATTCCTAAGATGGAATGAACTTATTAAAAAGGAGTGCAAATAAACTGAAAGCAGTGACCGATAGTGTCTGCGTTATATGTATTGTTGGTTGGATATATTTAGTAGTTTCGGGATACTACTACTTCTTCTAACCACTACTAAAACTTAAGAAGAACCCTAAAAGAATGCTATTGTTAGCTTCACAGGGAAATTGCATTTAAAAAAAGGATAAAAGAATGGGAGACGAGTATCATCCTTCAGGAAGATTTGGTGGAGACATGGACAGGAACGAGGTTGAGATTGACCTTAATAAGTTCATGGCTTTACTACAAGAAAAGTCTGAATTAAAAGATAGGATAAGAGAGTTAGAAGACGAGAAGAATGATAACCCTTATCAAAAATTTATTTTTGTAGCAGAAGCTATAGATAGTTGGAGAATCATACCGAGAGCTTTCTTAGGTGTGTATATGTATTTATTATACTACACAACTTTTTGGTTTATGGCTTTACCTGAACCATCATTTGAGCAATCAGGTTTAATCTCCATTGTTGTAGGGGCAGGGGCAGCATGGTTTGGATTATATACTAATACATCAAAAGGCAAAGGAGATTTTACTAAAGGAGGTAAATAGTGAAACGGGCATCACTTATATTAACATTAATTTTAATTACAAATTTTTTACAAGCAGACCAAACAGGTGATTGTACAGCAGGTGAGCAATACTGTGAACAAAATAGTTTAGATACAACTAATACTACTACTACAACTAATACAAATACTAATACAAATACTAATACAAATACTAATACAAACACAAATACTAATACTAATACCAATACTAATACCAATACTAATACCAATACTAATACCAATCTTAATACAAATACAAGCACAAACTCAAATACAAATATTAATACTAATAATACAACATCAGACAATACAAATACTAATGTTAATACTTCAACAAGTACAAATAATTCAACAGTTAATCAAACTGTAACAAATAATACAACATCAAATAATACAAATAATAATACATCTGTTTCAACAAATACTAATGTTAATCAATCTACTTCAGAATCAAACGTCACGACTGATAACACGAATAATAATACCAATAACAATAATACCGTATCTGATAATACTAACAGAAATATTAATGAATCAAATTCTACCCAGACTATAAATCAAAATGTTAAAACTAAAGCTCCTCCGGCTTCTGCTATTGCTCCTAGTATCATGTCTTACTCTCAAGACTTATGCACCACAGGAGTTTCAGGGGCTTTTCAGGGGCAGATATTTGGTATCTCAGGTGGGAAGGCAGTACGTGACGAGAACTGTGAGCGTTTAAAACTATCTAAATATTTATATGATACAGGTATGAAAGTAGCATCTGTATCTATTTTATGTCAAGACTCAAGAGTTTTTACTGCTATGGAAATGGCAGGAACTCCATGCCCTTATCAAGGTAAAATAGGTAAAGATGCAGCAAAAGCATGGGATGAAAATAAACACGATAGACCAGATTATACAGAATTAAAAGATAAATATATAGCACATTGTAAGACTACCAGAAATGAAAATGGTAAAAAGAAATCAGGAAGAACCTGTAAAAAAGAATTTGAAAAAAGTTAATGCAAGTGTTTGGTGTTTTACTGCTAGTATTATTTTGTCAGCACTTTTTTCGTTAGGAGTTAATAAACTTCAAGCTGATTATATATACGAAAACAATCAAAACCTTTTTGACTTAACAAATCAAACAGGTACTACAAATTTAAACTCAGGTGACGACCAATTATCTGCAGCATTTAATTTAGATAACTCATTTACCTTTTATAATAACACATATGATTCAGCACGTATGGCAACAAACGGTTGTTTGCATTTTGGTTTAGGAACTGGTAATATAAATTATAACAATTATTGTGGAGATTACACCCCAGACCCTCTTCCTCAATATACAAATACTTTATTTCCATTTTGGACAGATTTAATTAGAGATAACCAATCTAAAATGTTAGCCAAAAATTTTACTGATAAAGCAGTATTTGGGTGGTACGACATGAGGGAGTATAACAGAAACTCTGATAATAGTTTTGAAGTTGTTTTGTGGAACAATAATACATTTGAATTTAGATATGGTGCATTAGATATTATAAATCATGATGTTTTAATTGGTGAGCAGGGAAGTACCTCACAGTACTACCAGTACCTTTTTCATGATGAATGTAGTACAGGTACAACTAATGTTGTAGGTACATGTGTTAACACTAATTGGAATGGTACAGCTAGCAATACACTATTAGAAAATGGTGGTAGTTTATATGGTGTAGGTTCAGGGAATAGTATAGATTGTAGTGAACCACTAAATAATATTAATTGTAATGGATATGAAGCAGCTTATTTGACACAACAATGTAATTTAAATGCTTTATACAATATGTCATGCCCCTCTTATTGGGAAGCTTATGACGACCAACAATGTGATGAAAACCCACAGTACGCTCCGTTTTGTGCAGGATATAGTATTGAAAACTCAATAGCTTATTTTGTTGACGATGAATTTGACTATGGCTATGAAGAAGACTATAATAATATAGAACAAGAAGAATATTTTCAAAACGATGAAATATATTTGATTGAAGTTGAACCCCTAGAAGAATGGTATGAAGAAATTTTTGAATGGGAAGAAGAATCTTATGAAGAATATGTAGAAGTTTGGACTGAACCAGAAGAAATATTTATTAGTCTTGAACCAAGAAATGAATTTGTAGAAATTTTTGATGTTGAAGAACTTATAAGTTTATACGAATTTGAAACAATAATTAGAGAGGAAATAGAAAATGATGTTAGACATGATGAAACAGATGAAAGAGAAAGCTTTGAAACTTTGGAAGAGTTGGAAGAGTGGTTTGAAGAAACGATGGACGAAATTCAAGAAGATGATGAAGTCTTCGAGATTACAGAAAGTCGTGAAGAGCTTCTTGCCGAAACCGAAGAAAGCATCGAAGAAGAGAGCAACGAAGAAAAAAGCTCAGTAAGAATATCAGCTTTGGCAGTTGTAGCCAATACTATACAGACTGCTAGAAATAGTGTTTCTAGCTCTATAAGTAGCTCTAGTGTAACGAATAGCTCTACTGTGTCTAATAGTGGAAGTACAGGTGGAATTAGCACCACAAACTCTCCTAGTATTTCAGACCAAGTAGTTTCAGCAACTGCACAAAATCAACAAGTGCTATCTATGAGTAGTGATAATGGAAATTTTTCTAGTGGTAATGTAACTGTAACTTTTATGCCTGACGCAACTGGAGCACAAAATGTAGCAATAGTAGATGTTCAGGTTCAAGATATGCAGGGTGAAATAGATACTGCTATATCAGGTGTAATGACTGCTAGTGAAGCAGACCAAATTGCAGATACAATTATTGCAAATAATATTAAAGAACAACAAGAACAGGCAGAACAAGAACAAGAAGAAACAGGACAGTATGCAGATAGTACAACTCTTGTAGCATATTTAGGATACGTTTCAGGGTTTGATGCTTATAGAGAAACTAAAATACCTCAACAAAACACTTGGTATGAACCTAGAACTATCTATACAGATGCTGTATTAACAGATAATACACAAGCTTTTTATGGATTAGCAGGTGCTAATATAGAAACCTTGGGTGATATGATAAACATGCAACCATTATTATAATGAAAAAATTAATTATAGATTTTAATATTTTTTTAATTTATTGTATTTGTTGGTTGTGGGTATTTTTAAAAACAATTGGAGAATAATATGGAATGGTTTGAAAATAAAACAACACAACTAATAGCTTTAGTTAGTATAGTTGCAACTCTAGCAGGGTTTGGATATACTGGTGCTACATATGTTAATAGATTAGAAAACTTAGAAACTAAAATAGAAAAAACAGAAGAAACAGATGATGGATTAGGGGAGATTGAAAAGCGATTTGAAACTTTAGATACTTCTATATCTTATATTAATAAAACTTTAGATGCAGAAAAGACAGGAGTAATTGCTAAACTAGATTCAATTAGTTTATTACAATCGCAATTAGAAGGTTTATCTATTGCTGTTAGAGAACTAGAAAAAGACGTAGCCAAACTTGAAGAAGACAGTAGTAATCCTTTAGCTAAGTAATTTTAGTGTTTAACGCATTTACTTCTGCTTCTAAGTTTTCGTGTATCTTTAATAGTTTTTGTTTTGTTTCTCGTAATATTGTTTCTACAACTTTTAACTCGTAGCCTTTAAAAACTTTTTTGGCATCATCAAAAGGAAGACTAGACGTTTCCGTAATTAGTTTTCCTTTTGAGTCAAAAATTACTTTAAAAGAAATAATATTAGCTTCCGATGCTTTCATTATTTATCTCCGTGAACACTACTCCGTCTTGTTTACCACGTAATCCTGCTTTCATATAAGAAGTAGCTCTACCTTCAAAGAAGTTTTGGTGTTCCACTCCTCCCATAACTTCATCTAACCAACTTAAAGGATTTTCTCGTTGGTCATAATTTGTTTTTAATCCTAGCTGTAGTAATCTTCTATCAGCTATGTATCTATTGTAGGCATACATATCTTTTTTTGTAAGACCTTGTATGTCTCCCATGTCAAACACTAAGTCTAAGAATTTGTCTTCGTGTTCAACCATTTCTCTACAGATTTGATAGATTTCTTTTTTAAAATCATCTGTCCATATTTCTATATTTTCTTGTATAAACTCTCTAAATAATTTTGTCATAGCTTCTACATGTAAGCTTTCATCTTTAATAGAGTAAGTTACTATCTGCCCCATGCCTTTCATTTTTCCAAATCTAGGAAAGTTTAACAAGATTGCAAAGCTAGAGAACAACTGCAATCCTTCTGTAAAAGCTGAGTAAACTGCTAATGTTTTAGCAATACTTCTTTTATCTTTTAAAGTTGGTTTAAACTCTGTAACATATTCGTGTTTCTTAGACATAGCTTCATACTCAGCAAATGCTTTATATTCTATTTCAGGCATACCTACTGTATCAAGTAGTAAGCTGTAGGCATGTTGATGTATTGATTCCATGTTTGCAAAAGAACCCATCATCATTCTAGCTTCTGGTTTTCTAAACATACGCATATACTTATCAATATAACCTGCTCCTACATCTACATCAGACTGAGTAAATAATCTAAATATTTGTGTTAAAAGATTTTTTTCTACATCCGTTAAGTCTTGCCAATCTTTTACGTCTGTATGTAAAGGCACAGACTCAGGCATCCAATGCATTTGATTTTGTAAAACATAGTAATCAAACATCCATGGGTGGTCAAAAGGTTTGTAATAGTTTCTTGTAGTAAGTAAACTCATTTTTATTCTCCGTTAAGGTAACTAGCATATTGTGCTAGTAACCAGTTATTAAATTTTTCTTTATATTCATCTTCTGTGTAAGTAATACAATTTGGGGCTTTGTTTTCATCGCAATGGTCTAGCCACATACGTCTACAAAACTGATTAAATTTTTTAAGATTTTCTTCTTCGTTGGGTTCAACATCCCAACAGTTTAAATTAGCAGCCACAGTTCTTCTTTCTCCTTCCCCAAAGAAAGGATAGACCATGTGTTGTAACCATGAAGGAAACATAAGTTGTTTACCTACTTCAGGTTTAATTGTACATGATTGTGGAGGTCTTAATCTTTTAGTATTCATAATTTCATTACGTCCATAAACAAACGCTAAGAATCCATCACAAGCTCCGGAAGCATTATATAAAGAAAAATCTTGAGGAGCTTTACCATCACCTTGTTTACCAATTTGTTCAGGTACTTTAGTCCATGTGGTTGTAGATATGCCTGTTAAGGTTTGAGTTCCATGGTCATGTATAGGGTTGTAGTCCCCTTCATAACTGTGAACTGACCACAGTTCGTCTATATCTATCATCTTATTTTTATGATAGTGTCCTGTTATATTTCCAAAAGCTTCTAGATAAGCTACTCCCATGTTCGTAATAAATTGATAGTAATCTTTTAGTAGGTCATGTTTGTGGTCCATTAGTAATTGCTCTCCTTGATGAATCTGTCCGACTAAAGTATGGGCAAGTGATTTTTTTTCTGCTGTTTCTTTATACTCGTCTAGGTAAGTATTCAAATCATTAACTAATTTTTCAGGAAGAGTAGCTTCTAACATCACAACAGCAGGTAACGGATGAATTTGTACATTTATATTTGTGTCCATACTATTATCCTTCACAGGCTATGCATTCTGTGTCTTCTAAATTAATTCGTGGTATTTTAATATTTACATTCTCGGCATCTCTTGCCGACTCAGACCTAAAGTAGTATAACGATTTTAGTTTGTGCATGGCATACCAATGTACATCATTTAAATACTGTAAGTATTCATCATGAACATCTTGTTTCTCTGTAGCTTTGGGAGATACAAAGAAAAGATTTACACTTTGACTTTGACAAACATATTGTTGTCTCATGTGTGCATGTTCTACAATCCAAATTTGATTTAATTCATCTGCAGTTTTAAATATTTCTTTTTCTTGGTCTGTAAAAATATCCATGTTTTGAATAGACCCTTTGTTTGCAGTAATTTCTTTCCAAATATTTGTTTTGTTTCCTTTCTTTTTAGAAATAACTTTATCTAAGTATTTATTTTTAACTTGGTACGAACCTGATAAAGTTTTGTGTGTATATATGTTTGCACGATACGGCTCAATGCTAGGGGAAGTACCACCACATATAATAGAGCTACTGGCATTAGGAGCAATAGCCAAAAGATTAGCGTTACGCAAACCTGAACCAGAAATATCAGGAGCTTCCCCCCGAGTTTCAGCCAAAAGTTTACTTGCTTCCATTGCTTTACTCTTAATATATCCGAAAGCTTTATTATTAAATCCCGTTGAGAAAATTCCTTCAAATGGAATATTATTTTTTTGTAAGTACGCATGAAATCCCATTGCTCCCAAGCCGAGCGACCTTTCTCTATAAGCTGAAAAACTTGCTTTGGTAAATCCCTCTTTACCTTTTCGTATGTGGTTTTTAAACCTTTTAAAATTTGCATTGTAGTCTCCTAATTCTGTTGTGTCTATTGCATTATCTATAAAGTGTTGAATAACATTATCCAACATTGTTATTAAATCTTTGATGAAGTCGTCATTACCTGACCATTCGTCAAAGTATTCTAAGTTTACACTAGACAAACAACAAACAGCAGTTCGTTCTTCGTTTGTTGGTAAAGTAATCTCTGAACATAAATTACTCTGTCTAATTTTTAAACCTAAATCTTTTTGTTCTTTGGGTAAAGCATCATTACAAGAGTCAATATTAACCATGTAAGGTTCTCCAGTTTCTGCTCTAGTATTAATAATCTGCCACCATAAATCTCTAGCATTAACTGTTTTAACTGCTTCACCTGTTTTAGGGTCTATTAGTCTCCAATCATTATCCTCTTGGACTGCTTGTAAAAACTCATTAGTTATATTAACTCCATTATGGATATTCAAACATTTTCTATTTATATCTCCACCAGACTCTTTACGTATGTTTATAAACTCTTCTATTTCAGGATGACTTATATCCATGTATGAAGCATAGCTACCTCGTCTTGTGACTCCCTGATTAAATGCTAACATTTGGGAGTCAACTACTTTCATGAATGGAACTGAACCAGTAGAACGACTATTGTTAGAAGTAGCGATGCCATTACTCCTAATATCTCCCCAATATCCACCAACACCTCCACCTGAACTAGCGAGCCAAATGTTTTCATCATAATGAGCAGATAACCCATCAAGACTGTCAGGTACGTAATTGAGAAAGCAGCTAATAGGTAAACCCCTAGTAGTTCCCCCATTGCTAAGAATAGGAGTGCTAAACATGAACCATAAATCGGAACTGTAGTTATAAAGTCTTTGAGCCAACTGAAAATCCGTGACCCCTTTGAAGGTCGCTGAAAAGACTGACGCTCTTGCGAATGCTTCTTGTGCATGTGTTTCTCCTGATGCTTCGTAAAGATACCTATCTCTTAAAGTATCTAAACTGAATTTATTTAATTTACTTTCTTTACTGTAATCTATTTTAATACCTAAGTATTCTTTTTGACCAACTTTATCTTCAATCACTTGTATCTCCTAAATGATATTTTTTATCTTCTAATGCTATAGCTATTATAGCATAGTGTATAATCTTTAACAAATCTAATTCGGGGTCATTACCTTCTTTCTTACCACATCTCATAGCATACTTCATAATGTTACCCATACAGAAACCCTTTCCATGTCCTGCATCAATAATCATATCTGTTGCTTGATACTTACCTTGTGCATAATGTCTGTCATATGTACCATCTACATATCTTTGTACTTGTTGTATTATATTGTCTTCGTTAAATTTATATTCCATAATTATTCTTTCCATTCTTTAGGAAGTGTATGTTCAGAGAACCACCTAAAATTATTTTTTTCTGCCCACTCTGCATGGCTACGTTTTGTTCCGTCTTTGCGTCTCTTTGCTTGTGGCATTGGAGAGCTAGGACTAGAAAACAAAAAGACTAACTCTTGATTAGGCTTTAAACTTTTTCTAATCCAAACGTATTTATTGTACTCACTATAATCCCAAAATCTACCTTTGGCTTCTAATAAATATTCTTTACCGTCTATTACTTTTGTGAAGTCAGGTTCGTAGTTGTGTTCTACTATGTAAGGAATTTTATCTGAATGATGACTCCAATCTTTTAAAAAACTTTGATGTAAAGTATATTCCCATTTAGAGTCATAACCTGCAGGTATGTTTTTTTCTACAGGTCTAACCTTCCTTGGTTTTCTATATCCTCGTTTCACACTATGTCTCTTAGTTCTATATTATTTAAGTTAATCAGTTTAGATTTTTTCTTAATGTTTTGAATAAACCACCTTTCTGTAAAAGAAGAAAGTCGTAAGTTTCTTTCATGATAAATATATTTTTCTAATGTTGGAAAAAAATCTTTAAAATTTTCTTTCGTTATTTCTTTAGCATCTTCTTCGGAAACTAAAGTATGTAACCATTGATACATCAGACTGTGTGCTTTCTTTTTAATTAACTTAGATTTACGTCTGTTCATAATGTTGCTGAATCATAGTTTTTAACTAATTTCCAATAAGTTAGTAAACTGTTAAACATTTCTTTGTGTTTTTTATGAGACTCTTCATCCCAAACAAAAGGTAAAACTAAACTGGTATCAGCTCTATCCACAAAGATAGAAACTCTTGTAGGTTCATCTACATTACAACCTTGTGCGTATGCTGACAACTGCATACCATGGTCGTCATACACTAACTTAGACGCTTCTTTACCAAATAAATTATCTTTAGTTTTAAAATCAATAAATATACCTGACTCAGAATACAAATCAATTTTACCACCATAACCTTGCGTAGCACAGAATGAATCTTCTGCTATCCAATCTTCATTAGGAAAAGTTTCATCTAACCAAGACTTAATAACTTTGTATGGTTTCGTTTGTGCTTTACCTTGAAATCCTTTTTCTATTTGAGCATGTATTTTAGTTCCTTGTTTAGCAGCATTTAAACCTACTTCTTTACCTGCATTCATACATTTACTAATATAGTTGGGGTCGTCATTATCTATTTCTCTTGATGCTAATAGTGCTTGTGTAATTTTCCAATTATCTAAAGAAGGTTTAGCAGACATACCAATAATGGTAGTAACAGAAGGAACAAGACCTAAAGACCTAGCATCTCTAAGTGTAGTGTTTCTTTCTTTCCCATTAGCACCTATAAGAGTATACATAGGTTTACCCTCATGGTCATACCAATGTCCTGCTTCTGATGTGTAATTATTTTTTGTTGTCATTTTTTTTACTTTCTTTAAAAGCTTTGATTACGTCAGTTGAAAACAACTTCTGTAAATTAATTAAAAACATACGGCTTGCGTTGTTATCTCCACCCGATACAGTTTTGAATGTATCTAAATCATTTACAATTTTTTTCAAAGTATCTGTTTTAAAAACTAACGTACAGTATTCGTCTTTACCTATACATAGGTTATGAAACCAGTAATCAGCTTCTGTTGCTTTGATTCCAGAGGGTTTACCCCATGATTCATATTCGATACAAATATTTCCTGACTTCTGCCAAATATCTTTTTCTGATTTGACTTCAATCTTTTTATTTGTAAGCATGTCTGCTATTTTATCTTCACGTATTGTACCATACTTTAAATCAATATCAAACTTTTTTCTATCTTTTTTAGTGGGTTTCATTCCAACTGTCTCCTATTTTATACTCACCTGTTAGTGGGCATCTCATGTTAAAAAATTTACCTGCGTCTTCTATACATTTAACTGCTAACTCTCCTACGAATTCAGCCTGAGTTTCTTTTACTTCTATTTGCCATTCGTCATGTATGTTAGCAACAAATTTATAGTCTATTGAATTTAGCTTTAACAAGTTATCTAATAGTATTAAAGCTTTTTTCATTACAATTGCACCACCACCCTGTAATAAAGTATTAAGAGCTGAATGCTGATGTCTTAAAATTATTTTACGTCCGTCTAATCCTTTGAGATAACCCTTTGACGATGCTCTTTCAATTCTATCTGTAAGAGCCTTAAATGATGGGTTACTATCAAAAAACTGTTCTCTAAGTTGTTTACCTGCTCTTGAACTTCCTCCAATAATGCTTCCAAGTTTAGAATTTCCTGCTCCGTAGCATAAGGCATAGATGAAAGTTTTAGCCTGATTTCTTGATTTAAGTTTTGCAAGTCGTTGATTAGTTTCGTGTATGTCACCGTTGATAATTTCATTTGTATATCCTTCATCGTCCATGTAGTGTGCTAACATTCGTAGTTCTAAACTACTAGCATCAACACCTACTAATTTATTTTCTTTATTTACTATCCAACAACTTCTACATTCAGAACCATAAGGACTGTTTACGCTTGGAACTTGAGCCATGTTAGGATTTCTATGAGCCATTCTTCCTGTAATAGCTCCTGTAGAAATTACTGCTCCGTGTACTCGTTCATCATCACCTACTGCTTCAATCCAAGAATGTATCTGAGCAATCCTTTTTTGATACAATAAAAAATCTGCAATAAGTTTAGCTTCGTAAATATGTGTTATCTCTTTAAGAGTACCTTCATCAACTTTAGGTTGACCTGTAGGTGTAAATTGTTTTGGTTTCCATCCAAAATCTTGTAAGTATTCACCAATTTGTTTGCGAGAACCTAAGTTAAACTCTTGTAATCGTTGTCGCATGAATGGTTTAAATGGTCTTACCCCACTCATTATATCAGAATATTCCTGATTGGTCAATCCCTGTTTGGATAATTCTCCATTTTTTTTCTTACGAGGTATAACTTCTTTTTCGTCAACCCACCTTGGTTTAAAAGTTTTGTGTACTTCATCAACTGTTTCTTGTAATAATCTACCTAACTTACTCATAAGCAGGGTAGCTTTTTGCATATCAAATAGAAAACCATTGCGTTTTTGTTGACCTAGTATGTTTGTTACATCATGCTCAATACTAATACTTTCTTTGGAAAATCCTGATGCTTTTTCTTGTAAGAAATGATATAGTTTTTTATTAAGAGTTACATCTGTAATACAATACATTAACATATCATTTGTAAAATCTTTCCATTCAGGTGCTTTAGCTTTATGAAAGCCAAGTCTATACCCCCAAGACTCTAAACTGTGTCCACCATCTCTGCTAGGTTGAAATAACCTAGACAAAACTAAAGTATCTACAACTTTATTTGTATCATATAAATCTATACCTTTTAATTTTTTAATTACAGGAATATCAAACTCAATAATATTATGACCTATAAGTTTATTGGCTTGTTGTAAAAACTTTATTCCTTCATCTATTTGTTTGTTGTCAAATGTATGAACACAATCATGTTCATCTATTGCAACAATGCAATGAATAAGACTAGCATCAAGTCCGTCTGTTTCTATGTCAAAAACTAAATCCATAATATCTCCTAATTAAAATGGAACACTCAAATCTTCTGTACTACTATTTAGTAATTCATGGTCAGAGTATTCTGATAGTCTGCCAGTATCTTTATCATAAACCAAAGCAGTAGCCATACCAACATCACCTGTATACCTAGACTTTAAAACTCTAAGTCTTGTAGTACGAGACTCTAACTCGTCTTCTGATTGTTGGTCACGCTCCAAAGCTATAACACAATCAGATAACTGTGCGATAGCATTTGAACCTCTAAGGTGAGATAGACTTACACTAACTCCATTTTCATGTCCTTTATCTCCTTGTACTCTACGTAAGTGAGATACGAGTATGACTCCTGCTCCTGTTTCTTCAACTAAACTACGTAGTCTAGTCATAATATTATCAATAGCTCTACGTTCATCACCTTCTGTAACAGAGCTAACTAACATATGTAAGTGGTCAACTACAACCCACTTGCAGTCACAACCTACAATGAGATATCTAAGTTTAGAAAAGATATCATCTAAGTCGTTTGTACCGAAATGTGCATGTAAGAATACTCTGTCATTACTAAATATTTTATCAAACATTTTTATTAACGTGTCTTCATCATACGTTTCTCTAACATTATCTATGTACAATCTAGCATTGGCTTCGATAGACATAATTCCGTCTACTGTACGTCTCCAGTCTTCTTCAAGTGCAATGATACCCACGTTGTCCTCAGTTTGATTAACGAGCCAATGTTCTATCTCTCTAGTAATAGAAGACTTACCAAGTCCTGTGCCACCAGTAAGAGTTATTAGTTCTCCTTGTCGCATACCAATAAGTTTTTTGTTAAGACCTTCCCAAGGATAAGGAACACTAGCTTTCTTGTCTCGTTTAAGAAATTCTTTTTGCTTTTCTGAAACTCGTATAATACCACTAGGAGTAAATACTTGAGCATCCCACCATGCCCTAGTAAATGCTTCATAGTTTTTACTACGTAACATATCATTAGGGTCTTTGAATCCTTCGGGTAGAGTAACTATTTTACACTTGTTTGGTTTGATAATCTTAGCTACTTCTTGTGCGTATTCCTGACCTGCTTGGTCTTTGTCAAAACAAAGTACTACATTATTAAAACTTTCTACGTACTCTAAACTTTCTTTGATATCTTTTACTGCTGATTGAGCACCACGTTTAATTGATACAACTGCCCACTTGCTACCAAGCAATTCGTATGCAGCCATAGCATCACACTCACCTTCTACAATCGTAAGATACTTACCACCTTCTTTAAATAGATGCTGACCAAACAATCCTGTGCCTTCAAAGTTTCCTTCTGTAACAAATCGTTTGTCTTTAACATATCTAATTTTGTGTGCAGTTAATTCGTTGTTGTTGTAATAAGGGTAGAGGTGCTGAGATAGCTCTCCAGTAGCATCGTACACAACCTTTACTCCATACTTTTTAGCAGTATCTGCAGATATATTTCTATCTGTAAGAGAAGCAAACATACCTCCATGAGATAGATTTGCAGGGGTTGATTGAGGTTTTGGTTTGTGTTCCACCGAGCGTACTCCTATGTTGTTTTTATTAGGTAAAAATTCTCCACAACTAAAACACTTTGTAGAGCCGTCTTCATTTAAAGACAATGCGTCTGAGCTACCACAAGTATTACAAGGTAGATGAAATTTTACAAACTTATTATTATCATTCATGTATGTTATCCATAAAAAAAGCTAGACATCTTGCACAGAAATGCCTAGCTTTAAGTTATTGTAACAATCTAATTATCTTCTGTGCTTACTTCATCAGATTGTTGAGGTGCATCAATATTATAGAGTTCTACAATTCTATTTGAAAAGAAGTTAATACCTGCTTGTAACTCTTCCAAGTCTAAAACAATATTAGCTTTCTTTTGGTTTAGTCTTTGTAGTCTTCCAAAGATTTGTTGACCTTCTTCTGGTAAGTCTTCGACAAACACTTGTACATCATCTATAGTAATAAATGGTTTACTAGGGTCAAAGTCTTGTTTTACTTCTTCCTGTTTAGCCACATTAAAACTCCTCTCCGTCTCCAAAGGGGTCAATCTCTGACCCGTCTGCTGACGTAACTTGCACAAGGTCTAGCACTTGCATGGCTTTGAAATCTAAACCTTTACCTGCTTTGCCCTGCCAAGTCCAATCGTATTCGTTATATTGTACTCGTACTGTAGAACCATTACCTACCATGTCGTCAATGAGTTCTTTGTTGGCATTATAAAGCTTTGGTGCTTTACGTACCATACCATTTGGTCCATTAACTTTTCTTTTTATAGTGATAGCTTTTCCTACTGGTATAGGGTTACCACTTGAGTCTTTAACTGTTAAGTCTTTAACTCTGTGACCTGACGATTGAAACTCAGATGCAGTCTCCTCGTCAACTACTAAGTCTACTGAATAGACTGGCTCGAATGTAGTGTTGGGAGTAGTCACACTTGCCCAATACGCTTTTCCTTCTACTAATGCCATATGTTTTCTCCTATTTGGCTTGATTGTTGATGTGATGTATTATACTCCCTTCTTCATTTGTTGTCAAGCAATTTTTGAAGAAAGTTTATAATACCTGATTGTTCAGACGCAGGAACATGAACAACAAAAAGTTTACTATTTTCATTATACTCGTTTATATAGCAATCTTCATTCTCGTACATAATTTTACCATTATCTAAACAAAAATTATCCCAATCGTTAAATTGGGTTTGAGTTAAAATAAATGTTTCCATATTAATTTCCTAATAATTTTAATTTAACAGCACAATTTGAAACTGTGCCTGAACTTTTAAAAGAATCTAAATAAGATTGTATTCCTCTTTTAAGTTTGTTAGGAACATACCCCTCATATCTTACATTAGTTATATTATCT